AGTTAAAGGATAACGGAACAGAATATGGAAGATTCTTCCAAGACTCTAATCGTCTATTTATACAATCTATGGTTGATGATGCAGACATACTAATTAGAGGTAAAGATGGTAGTTCTACAATTACTGCGCTTTCGTTTGATATGTCTGATGCAGGTAGTGCTTACTTCAATAATAAGGTAGGCATAGGAACTGCGAGTCCTGACGAAGCACAACTTCTTGTACAATCAACAACTGAAATTGCAACAGGTGGTACTCACAATGCATTTGGCAATCTTCATGTAAGCACAGATACACAAGGTATAAATAATGGTGGAACTATATCTATGGGAGGTCTTGGTAGAACATCAGGTCCGACAGAATACTTTAGATGGGCACAAATCTCAGGTAGAGCAGAAAGTGGTAGTAATGGTTCTCCACAAGGATATATGTGTTTTGAAACAACTAGCGGAGTAACAAACTTATCAACAGAAAGAATGCGTATCACTTCAGCAGGTCAGTTACTAATTGGTGCTACCAGTAGTCTTGCTGCCTCTTCCCTTTTTGGTTACAACAATACTAACGATTCTTTTATTAGAACGCAAAATAATTCCACAAGTGGTACAAATCCTTTTGCTATATTTCATGCTAATGCCGGAGGTGTTATTGGTAGTATTAATATTACAAATACAGCTACAGTATATAACACCTCCTCAGACTACAGATTAAAAGAAAATGTAAGACCTATAGAAAATGGTTTAGACAGACTTAACAACCTTAACCCAGTTAAATTTGAGTGGAAAGAAGATAGAACTACTAGTGAAGGTTTTATAGCACACGAAGCACAGGCAGTATTTCCTGATGCTGTTACAGGTGAAAAAGATGGTGAAGATATACAAGGCATGGACTACGGAAGAATCACACCACTACTTGTCAAAGCAATTCAAGAATTAAAAGCAGAAAACGATGCATTAAAAGCAAGGATAGAGACACTAGAGGGATAATATGGCAACTAATGTTTTCTTTAGTCAAGCAGTTCAGACTGAACAAAATCTTGTAGAAGATTTAATTGTTGAGTCTTTACGAATATATGGACACAATGTCTATTACTTACCTAGAAAAATAGTTAATGAAAATACTATTCTAGGTGATGCTGCTGATTCTAAATTTGAAGACGCATATGAAGTTGAAATGTATTTAGAAGGAGTAGAGGGATTTGAAGGAGAAGGTGATTTATACTCTAAGTTTGGTGTAGAAGTTAGAGACACAGCAACATTTATATTATCTAGAAGAAGTTGGGAACGATTTGTTTCATTAGATGCTAATCTCGCAACAGGATTAAGACCTAATGAAGGTGATCTAATTTATTTCCCACTATCTAAAAGTGTATTCGAAATAAAATTTGTCGAACACGAAAATCCTTTTTATCAATTAGGTAAACTATATGTTTTCAAAATGACCTGTGACTTATATGAATTCTCAGGTGAAGACTTTGATACAGGTGTTTCAGCTCTTGATGTTGATCTAGAATTAGCACAAGCTGCAGCTATCGAATTAACTTTAGCAGATACTCCATCATTAAGAGATTTTATAGTTGGTGAAACTATATCTCAACAACTTACACCTACAGTAACAATAACAGGTACAGTAGGTGCTTGGAGTGAAAGTTCAAATAAACTTACTGTATCAAGAATTAAATCAACAGATACCTCAGGTGATTATCAATCATTCTTAGCTACAGACACAACATTAGGTGTTATAGAAATGGAAGATAGTTCTAGAGGTGATAAAATAATTTTACAAGGTACTGGTCAAGATGGCCACTTTATTGACTTTGAAGATGGGACAGCGAGTGTTCAATTCCCAAGTGTTGTAACTGATGGGTCAACAGGAACAGACAATATTGATTTAGAAGATGGGACTTCAATTGCTCTAGAGTCTAATACACAAACAGATTCATCAATCTATGATAATATAATTGTTGAAGATAGTCTAGCGTCTCGAAGAAGTCTTATTTCAATAGCAGCAGAAGAAACACTTTCAACTGATGCCGGAGCGTTTAACTTAGAATTAGAAACAGATGCTGATGGGATTATAGATTTCTCAGAAGGTAATCCGTTTGGAGATGCAACATAATGTTAGGTAGTCATTTTTATCATTCTACTATTAAACGAGCAGTATCGGTATTCGGTACATTGTTTAATAATATTGAAGTACAAAGAGAATCAGGTGAGTTTATAAAAGTACCTTTAGCGTATGGTCCTAGATCAAAATGGATTGCCAGATTACAACAACAAGCATCTCTAGGGTTAGACGGATCAACAAGATCAGCAATAAGTCTACCTAGAATGGGTTTTGAATTGACTGGTATAACGTATGATTCGACAAGAAAACTTACTAAGAAAACTCAATACAAAAGACCTAACACATCTAATCCATTACAGATGCAGTATCAATATGCTCCTGCACCGTATGATTTAGGATTTAGTTTAAGTATTCTAGTAAAAAATACAGACGATGGATTACAGATTGTAGAACAAATTCTACCATATTTCACACCAGATTATACAGTTACTATTAACACAATACCTGATATGAATGAGAAGAGAGATGTACCTATTATCTTAGAAAGTGTTACACAAACAGATGAGTATGAAGGTGATTTTCAAACTAGACAAGTGTTAAGATACGACCTAGAATTTATTATGAAAAATTATATCTATGGTCCAATAACAGATTCAGAGATTATTAAAACAGCTAAAGTAAGAACTTATATGGAATCTGGTACAGGTAAAATTACTAGTAATGACACAGCTGGTAGAGTAGTAGATCAAACAGTCACCACTAATCCACCAGATGCTGATTCAGATGATACATTTACTTATAATGAAGTCACAACATGGTTCGAACAACCTATCATAACATATTCAGACGATAAATCAAGCGATCCTAAATAGTTATAAATACATACTATGAGTAAAGTCGATAAAAAATTAGACGAACTTCTTGATATACAAGGAGAAATTGTTCAAGTAGAGAAAAGTCTACCGTCAATTTCATCTTCTGATCAAGACAAAGGTAATGATTACAAATACTCCCGGGAAATCTTTTATGGTCTGGTAGAGCGTGGACAGGACGCTATAGAGGGTATATTAGACATAGCTAAAGAGTCAGAACACCCTAGAGTATACGAAGTAGCTGGTCAGTTAATTAAGACGGTCGGTGAAACAACAGAAAAATTAATCGATTTACAAGCAAAGATGAAAGAGTTAGATAGAGACAATTCAATGCCAGACAAAGTTCAGAATAATCTGTTTGTCGGTTCATCAGCAGAACTACAGAAGTTACTAAAAAACAATGCACAAGAATGAAGGGTATCTAGGTAACATCAATGTCAAAAGAGCTGGAGTCAGTTCTCAATGGTCAGAAGAAGAAATACTAGAATACAAAAAGTGTATGGAAAATCCCATATACTTTATCGAAAATTATATAAAAATTATCTCACTAGATGAAGGTCTAGTACCATTCAAACTATACGGATATCAAGATGAACTTATCACACACTTTGATGAGAGTCGTTTTAGTATAGTACTTGCCTGTAGACAATCAGGTAAGTCTATTACAGCATGTGCTTATCTCGTATGGTATCTTTTATTCCAACCAGAACAAACTATAGCGATACTTGCAAACAAAGGTTCTACAGCCAGAGAAATGTTAGCTCGTATTACAACAATGTTAGAACATGTCCCATTCTTTTTACAACCAGGAACAAAAGTACTAAATAAAGGTTCGATAGAATTTGAAAATGATAGTAGAATAATTGCATCAGCAACTGGTGCTAATTCTATTCGTGGTATGTCTGTAAATTTATTATATCTAGATGAGTTTGCATTCGTAGACAATGCAGAACAGTTTTATACATCTACATATCCTGTTGTTACCTCAGGTGGTAAATCTAAAGTTATAATAACTTCAACAGCAAATGGTATCGGTAATATGTATCACAAGTTATACGAAGGTGCTGTTTCTAAAAAGAATGAGTATCAACCATATACAGTTAATTGGTGGGATGTACCGGGTCGAGATGAAAAATGGAAAGAATCAACTATAGCAAATACTTCTGAATTACAATTTGAACAAGAGTTTGGTAATTCATTCTTGGGTACAGGTAACACTTTAATTAATGCTAATACCTTGTTAGGTTTACAAGGACACGATCCTATATGGACTAAAGAGAATGTACATTTATATCAAGAGCCAAAAAAAGAAAATACTTATGTTATGACCGTTGATGTTGCTCGAGGTAGAGGGCAAGATTACTCTACTTTTTCTATCTTTGATGTATCAGAAAAACCTTTTAAACATGTTGGAATATATCGTGATAATCTAATATCACCTTTACTATTTCCAGATGTCATAGCTCGGTTTGCTAAAATGTATAATGAAGCTGTTGTTATAGTAGAAAATAACGATCAAGGACAAATTGTGTGTAATAATTTACATTATGATATTGAATATCCTAATGTCTTTATGGAATCATCTGTTAAATCAACCGGTATCGGTGTAACAATGACACGAAAAGTAAAACAGATTGGTTGTTCTACACTTAAAGAATTGATGGAAGAAAACAAATTAAGAGTAATTGATAAGTTTACTATTGGTGAATTAGTTACATTTGTAGCAAAAGGACAATCATACGAAGCGGACGGTAATAATCATGATGATTTAGTTATGAATTTAGTATTATTCTCATGGTTTATAACAACACCATACTTTCAAAGTTTAACAGACTTAGAACTTAAAAAATTGTTGTATGATGAACAACAACAGATGATTGATGATGATATGGTACCTTTTGGTATTATTGATGATGGAGATCAAAAACCACAGACTTATAAGGAAGGTGGTGATATCTGGACCGTTGTTGATGATGTACAAGTTTACTAAATTATAAATACTAGTTAATGATGACTTAAAAATCATTATTTTTTAAATAAACAAAATTATATTTCGAAATATAAATTTAATAGGAGAAGACAAAATGGCATTTCAAGTTTCGCCTGGTGTACAGGTTCAAGAAATAGATGCTACTAATGTTATTCCTGCGGTCTCAAGTTCGACAGGAGCATATTGTGGTTATTTCGGTTGGGGTCCAGCCGAAGATGTAACTACTGTAGGTTCAGGTAAAGGTCTTGTAGACTTATTCGGGGAACCCGCTAATACAGATATTGCAGCTGAGCATTTTTATCCAGCAGCAATGTTTTTAGATTACGGGATTGACTTAAAAGTAGTTCGAATCGCAACGACCAATATGGTTAATGCGACAACAACAAGTGGACAATCTTTATTAATAAAGAATTTGACACATTATCGCGATAATTACAACACGGGTGCAGCCTCTGTTGGAAATTATGGGGCGAGATACGCTGGAGACTTAGGTAATTCACTTAAGATTTCAGTATGTGGTGGTGCTAATCCATATGCTCAAGCTACTGTTACTACAACTAATGGAACAACAGCCTTAGCAGGTACTTCAATAGAAGTAACTCTAGGTGAAAAATTCATAGTAGGTGATATTGTAACAGCAATTGGTTCAGACACAACTAGATATAAAATATCAGCTATAACTTTCGATTCCGGTGCAACCGGAGCTGCGACAGTAACTATAGCACAAGAAGATGATTCTACTCAAGGATTAACTGCAGCTGTTTCATCAGGTGCTAATATTTCTAGAGAGTGGGAATTTGCGAGACAGTTTAACAAAGCACCAGGAACTTCTACTTACGCAAGTACTAGAGCTTCTGCCGGTGTAACTGATGAAATGCATATCGTTGTTTTAGATGAAGATGGAAGTATTTCAGGTACTCCTGGTACAATTCTAGAACAATACGAAGCCGTTTCAAAAGCATCTGATGCTAGAGACGAATTCGGTGCTAGCAACTACTATGTTACAGTATTAGAAAATCAAAGTGAATGGGTCTACTGGTTAGATCATAGTTCAACTATGGGTTCAGCTGGTGCAGCTGCAGCAGGTGTTACTTTCGGTACAGGTACTATACCTGATTCTTTATCATTTACGAATGGTGCTGACGGAAGACAACCTACAACAGCTCAGAAAATAACAGCATGGGATACACACTTTGGTAGTGCAGACAATCAAGATATTTCATTAATTATTTCTGGTTCTAATCAAGCAGATAATGGTAGTGGTACAGCAGTATTTACTAGAGCGGAAGCGACTAGTTATTACAATCAATTAATGAACATAGTAGAAGATAGAAAAGATTGTGTAGTATTCTTTTCACCAGTCAGTTCTGATGTAGTGGATTCAGGAGTTGCCGGTGCAACTAATGTTAAAGCAACTGCAGATACTTTAAACAGTTCTAGTTACGCTGTAATGAGCAGTAACTGGTTATATGTTTATGACAGATACAATGATAGGTATGTTTACATACCTGACAACGGAGCAGTAGCTGGTCTTTGTGCCAGAGCTGATTACACGAATGATGCATGGTATTCACCTGCAGGATTCAACCGTGGTCAAATTTTCGGTGTGACCAAATTGGCATTCAACCCTACACAAGCTGATAGAGATACTCTATACAGAGCTAGAGTTAATCCAGTTTGTACATTCCCAGGACAAGGAACATTATTATATGGAGACAAAACACTTATTGCAAGTGCGGGTAGTGCTTTCTCAAGAATTAATGTTCGTAGATTGTTCATAGTGTTAGAGAAAGCAATCTCAACAGCTGCTAAGTTTCAATTATTTGAATTTAACGATTCATTTACAAGAGCTAATTTTAGAGCAGCGATTGAACCTTTCTTAAGACAAGTTCAAGGTAGACGAGGAATCTATGATTACCAAGTTATCTGTGACGAGACTAATAACACATCCGGCGTGGTTGATGCATCTCAATTTGTAGCTTCAATATTTGTGAAGCCTGCGAGATCAATCAACTTTATAACATTAACCTTTGTAGCATCAAGAAGTGGTGTAGATTTCGAAGAAGTCTACGGAGCTCAATCTGGTGGTTCTACTGAATCTAGCGTATAAGGAGGAATAGAAAATGGCAACTATAAACCAATTCAAAGCCAACTTAGTTGGAGCAGGACCAAGGAACAATAGATTTGAGGTATTCATACCTCGAACAGGTAGTAAAATACAGTTTTTATGTAAGACTGCAGCTTTACCTGGACAAGTTATTGAACCTTTGGAAATAAAATATAAAGGGTTAACTGTTAAACTAGCGGGTGATCGAACATTCGAAAACTGGACAGTAGGGATCTATAATGATACAGAATTTTCAGCAAGAACAGCTATAGAAGCGTGGATGCAAGATATTGTACCACTTGATTCTAGTGTTGGTCCTGTCGGTTATGAATACATGATCGATAAAGCTACTGTATCCCAATTAGGTCGTGATGATTCAGTTATCGCAACATACGAGTTCTTCAACATGTGGCCAACCAGTTTAGGTTCTATTGAGTTAGATACTGAAGGTGGTGACGCTGTTGAAACATTTGATGTTGAGTTCTGTTATTCACATTTTGAAAGAACTCTTTAAAAAGAGCCCTTTTGATGGGACATAAATATTAGTATGGAATTATTTGGAATAGAAATTAAGAGGAAACAGGGTGACGAAACTAAAGCACAGAGTTTCGTCCCACCTCAAAATGACGGGTCTGTTATCGAAATCGGTAAAGACCATGGTATGGGTGGGTTTGCATCCACCGGTGGAGTCATTGGTCAATATATTGACATGGAAGGCGGAGTTAAAAACGAAGCTGACTTAGTTACAAGATATAGAACAATGTCTCTGGTACCTGAATGTGATGCAGCAATTGAAGATATAGTAAACGAATCTATTTCTTCAAATGATTTAGATGCTCCTGTAGCGATTAACTTAGATAGAGTTAATCACTTTTCAGACAGCACTAAAGTAAAAATTCGTGAAAGTTTTGATGAGACTCTAGAACTATTAGGTTTTAGAGAATTATCACATGACATATTTAGAAAATGGTATGTTGACGGTAGACTCTACTTTCATAAAATGGTAGATTCTAAGAATACTAAAACAGGTATTCAGGGTTTAAGACCTATCGATCCTCAAAAGATTCGTAAGATTCGTGAGGTAGATAGAAAAAAAGATCCTAAGACTGGTGTTGAAGTAATTAAAAAAGTAGACGAGTACTATCTTTTTAATGAAGCTGGGTTTGACAAGAGTGGTAATAACACAGGTCAAACAGTTAAAATCAGTCCTGATGCTGTAACTCATATAACCTCTGGTTTAATGGATTACAATCAGAAAGTTGTAGTTGGTTATTTGCATAAGGCGATGAAGTCTGTAAATCAACTAAGAATGTTAGAAGATGCACTTGTTATTTATAGAATATCAAGAGCACCAGAAAGAAGAATTTTCTATATTGATGTCGGTAACTTACCGAAAGCGAGAGCCGAACAGTACTTAAAAGAAGTACAAACTAGTTATCGTAACAAGTTAGTATATAATGCTGACACTGGTGAAGTTAAAGATGATAGAAAGCATATGAATATGCTTGAAGATTTTTGGCTACCTCGTAGAGAAGGTGGTCGAGGAACAGAGATTAGTACACTACCGGGTGGACAAAATCTTGGAGAGATTGAAGATATTTTATATTTTCAAAAGAAATTGTACAAGTCTCTTAATGTACCGATTTCTAGATTAGAGACAGAAACTGCGTTCGCTATTGGTAGAGCGACAGAGATATCAAGAGATGAAGTGAAGTTTTCACGATTTGTTGATAGACTTAGAGTTAAATTTGCTAGGTTATTTGATGATATTTTAAAGACTCAACTGATACTTAAAAATATAGTAACAGAAGAAGATTGGAAGAAATCAAAAGAGTATATAAGTTATGACTTTCAAAAAGACGGTCATTTCGTAGAACTCAAAGAGGCAGAGATATTGAGAGAAAGAATCAATACTCTTGAACAGATGGATCAATTCGTTGGTAAATACT